TCAGTTCGCCTCCGTCGGAAATGCAAATCGTGCCACAATCCTGCGCCGCCAAGGCGCACTGAGCGGACTTTCGGTCACGCCATGACCGCTATAGGCGTGAACAAACGTGGCATCCGGCCCCAGCCCTGCGGCCAGCCCCAGATGTTTTGCAACAGCGCCGCCGCGCATCCGAAACAGCAGCACGTCGCCCGCCGCTTCGTCGCTCAGTTCTTTCGGCTCAAGATGCCGAAGGGCGGCCCGCCACAAACGTTCGTCCCCTTGCGGTTCGGACCAGTCCATCGAATAGGCAGGAACCACTTCAGGCTCAGGGCCTAGAACCTCGCGCCACACCCCCCGCAGCAAACCCAGACAATCGCAGCCTGCATTTTTGACAGCGCCTTGATGAACATAAGGCGTTCCAATCCAACCGCGCGCGGCCGTCACGATCTGATCCTGAAATTCGGTCATCGCAGGGATCCACCGGTGTTCGAGCCCGACTGCTTGGGCACAGCCATCACCCAATCCTCATTAGGGATGTCGGGAAAACCCTGGAAATTGAGCATGTTTGTGAACTTGAAACGGCATGTCTCCATCCGCTTGTCGCACCCCGCAAACATCCGCACCTGCGTTCCGGTAGTCACGGCACCGCGAATAGGCTCCCACAACTCGATCTCGCGTTGATTATCTAGCGGGCGGTCATACTTGATCATTCCCCACAAACCGGCAGCAGGCCCGTCCAGAACTTCAAACCGTCCCCGCGCGAACCATCCATCAACATACCCATGCAAGCTGTCCCAGCGAAAGATCCGTCCCTCTTCGCTATAGTCTACAGCGACCAGCGCAGTATATCCGGGGGTGTCCAGATTAAACGCGCAATTGGTATCCCCCAGAACCGCGCTGCAGGGCTTTTGATAGATCCGGCCCAAGGGGCGGTTCAACGCCTCGGTCAACCCGCGCAACTCGGCCCGAAACGCCCCGGCTGACCGCTGCATTTCCCCGATGCTGCCGCCAAACAATACGGTACGCTGCGAGACATCGGCCCAGTTCACCAGCCAGCACGTCACCTCGGCCTCGTCATAACGGCCCTGTTCAATTTCATCTTCGCGGATCGCCCAATGGGTCAGTGCGCCCATGGCTTCGGTGTTATCGATCGACAGCCCCGTGCTTTGCGACAGAGCCCGCGCGCTGAGGCCACTGTCAGCGTTGTACGTTACCCCCTCAAAGGACAAAGTCCGGTCGTGATCGGTGAATCCAAGCACAATCCCGTCGCGCCTGCGGATCGACCATGCATGACAAAGTGAAGTCATGCCGGATTTCAGATGGGCATCCAGCTCTGCATTAAATTCAAACATCAGCCACGCACCTCGATCACTGGGACATTGGGTACTTGTCCGGCCTGAAAACTGGCGACGCTCACCAGGATGCGATCCGTGTCAAAACGTACCGGAACATCGAATTCAAAACCCGCCGACACGACCAGTTCACTGCCGGGTGCGTTGTCGAAACGGACGATTCCGGTGGTGGTGTCGATCTCGTAATCGATCCCCTCTTGCAGCTCGTCTTGTTCAATACCAACACGCACGGTTCCCTGCACCGGCTTGGCAATGGGGCGCAAATAGCTGTGATCACCGGACTCGTAAATTTTCACCAGCTGGAAATCGGTTTGAACGCCGTCGCCAAACCCAAGCACCTGATCGTCAAAGGCAACCTCAAGGGCAGAGCGGCACGATTTGAAATCAGACCAATCCTTCCAACGAAAGCCGTACATCTGACCAAACCGCGCCTCGAAAAACCCCGTCAGCGCCTGCAAATCGTCAATTGACCGCATGCCAAGCCCCGCATCATACACCCGCCGCGAATGCGACCATGGCGTATTGCGTTCCTCGAACCCGTTTGCGAGCGTGACAACATCCGTCCGCCGCTGCGGGCCACCAACGGACCCAAAGCTGAGGGAAGGTGGAAATTGAACATCATGGAAATTCATGTCGGCGCTCCTTTACCGGTTGCGGTTGCCGCTGCTCAGCGCCCGCGACATCTGTGCTGCAACCTGGCTTTGGCTGCGTTGAAAACCCTGCACATCCGGGGTCGAGATATTCATAACCACGGTTGTGCCTCCGCCGCCGCTGCCCTTCACCCCCAGCTTCCCGTCAGGGCCACGCGCCAGCGGCATGATGGCTTCTGGCCCCGCCTCTCCCATCACGCCCATGCCGCCGCGCATTCCGAACGCTGTCGCGCTGCTCACGATGCCGCCTTGGGCAAAGGGCATAACCTTGCCTTGGGAAAACGGTGCGCCATTGGCAAATGGCAAAATACCCTGAACAAGCGACCCGACGCCTTGGCTGATCATCCCGCCGACGTGATCGGAAACCGGTTTGATCGCCGCGTTATAAGTCGTGTCGGCCATAGAACGCGCGACGGTGGACAGCGCATCGGACAGTTTCATCCCATCAAACGCGATCCCATCAAAGGCGCGGCGCAGACCCCGGCTCAGCCCCTTTTCCAGCGTGGCAACATCCCTGCCTGTTCCGGCGATCGCCGTGCGCATCCGGCGCAATTCGCCATCAAAGCCAGAGACCAAGCTGCTGGTCTCTGCCAATGTGGTGTTCAGCCTCTCGGCCCCGTCCTCAAGACCCTCAAACCCATTATCTGTCATTTTTCGTTCCCTTCCGATGTGTCGGGATAGGCGGCCATCAACGCCGACAATCCATCGCTTAGTAACGGCGTTTGCGCCCCCGCCGTGCCCAGCATCAGCTGCAACTCTGCCGGAGTCAGCGCCCAGAAATCAGCAGGCGTCAGCCCCAACTCCTTAAGACCGGCCCGCATCATGGCAGGCCAATCAAGACCCTTCGGGCCTGTCACGCAGGCACCACAAACGCACGGGCCAACAGCTCAGCGGCGGCTTTAGCAGCGCCCATGGGGCCACCGTCAATCTGCGCCTGTCCCAAGGCGTCTTCGGACGTCTCGACCCCGCCTCCGCGCAAGCCCGCCACCAACAGACGCAATACGTCGCGGCTTGAGAAACGGTTGCTTTCAAACCGCTCGACCAGCGCCATCAAGGACGGCTCTTCCAGCGTATCCTCCAACTCGGCCAAGGCCCCCAGCGTCAGACGCGCCACATGGCGTTGCCCGTCAACGACAAGCGCGACATCCCCCCTCCACGGATTTGCCATGCGCCTATGCCCCGGTGCCCGGGTCAACGACCACATCGGGGGTAAAGACCAATTCCCCCGCCGACTGCATGCTGATCTCATAGGTAGCCTCGCCATTTAGCGATCCGCCGTATTCAATCGCGGCAACCTGAAACGGGCCTTCGATAATGCCAAAGCTGGGGATGACGATCTGGAAATCGGGGGTCAGCCCATCGAAAAACAACTGGCGCGCACGCTCGTCCGTGCCAGCGTCGCGAAACACGCCCGACCCGCTGATCGCAGCAGATCGCACACCAGCACCGGCCAGAAGCTCACGCCATCCACCATTGCTGTCCAACGATGTGACCTCGACCGGTTCAGCGTTGAAACTGATGCGCGTGGCGCGCAGGCCCGCGATGGTTTCGAACTGGCCATCACTTGTCATGTCCACTTTAACCAAAAGGTCTTTACCTGCTTGAACTGTCATCTGGGTTCTCCTTGAAAATGAATGTCGGGTGTTGCCTCAGCCGTCCTGCACACGTGCGCGAAACTGCATGTCGATTTGGCGAACCTGAGCGGCGGCGACATATTTAGCCGTCGCACGAGAGAATTGCAGGCTCACCAGATGCCCCTTGCTCAGCGTCAGATCCGCGTTGTGCAGAACATCACTGATTGCCCCTGCAACCTGTTTGGCATCTGCAAACCCCGGGGCTGCGCTGACGATGGCAATACCAAACTGGTGCACCGCCCCCGCGCCGCTCCCGTCCGAGGCATCGCGCACGTCTTCGTCGCCTAGGCGCACATATAGTGGCGGTACATCCCCCACGGGTCCGGCATCAAAGATATCCGTCCCGACCAGATCGGTCAGCGCAAGATCCGCCGAAAGAGCCGCAAATACCGCCTGCTGCAATGGTCCTGATATGGCATAACTCATACGATCAGCTCCTCTTGTGTGAGGCAAAGCAGGTAGCGCCCTTGGGGGTCACGCTCCGCCACCGTTTCAATGCTGTAGACCCGCGCGCCATCGCGAAACCGCTGTTGAGGTTCTGGCCGCTCAGCGCTGCCCATCGGTGCCGCGCGCACGCAAATCGCATAGCCCATACGGCTTACCGGCACCCCCGCTTGACTTACCTCGCGCCCACTGCGCGCAGTCACTTCGGCCCATAACGTGCCGAGCGCCGTCCAGACCACACGGTAGCCGCCGGCCCCGTCGCCCTCGCGCGTGGGGGCCTCTAGCACCAAGCGTCGGTTCAGATTCAACCGTTTCATGTACCCGCTCCAAAGCCAATGCGCATGGTCTTGTACCGCTCAATCAGGCTGCTGACGCCAAAGGGCATGCACCCGTCGCTCAGGCTGGTTTCATGGCGAAATTCGTAATAATGGGCGGCCAGCAAGAACACCGCCTGCCGCAGGTCAGGTGGAATTTGATCCCATGTCGTACCCAAGCCCGCATCCATCTCAATTGAGACCGTCCCGCCTTTGGGAATGGCGGGCAAAACCGCGTCAGCTGGGCGCAAAAGCGGGCGCTGCGCGTCCTTTTCCAACCAATAGCGCTCTGCCGCGATCACGGTCGAGATCCCCCCACGGGAAACGAGCGTCACGCTGCTCACCCCATGCACCGGGGCTACAGGAAGCACCTGTCCTTCGGGGCTGCGCCACGCATTCAGCGACCAAATAAACCCACGCCGCATCAACACCTTACCAGTCCGGACCTCTATTGCGGCCAGGGCGGCGCGCAGAAATCCAACCAATACCTCGTCTTGCAAGCTGTCGGTGCCAAACCCGCTCCCGAGCCGCAGATGGCCCTTGAACGCGTCAACCGGCAAGGCGGTATCCGGTACGCTTGTCTCTTCGATCAACATCATGGAAATCTCCATCTATTCCGTTCTTCCCTGTCCCCAAAAGGAACCCGGACGCGTACCGGGCTGCATTGCTCGGTCGGAGGGAGCAGCTAGACAATGCACCCACACCTTGCGGCACGCGCCCGGACCGGGGCCAAGTTGCCCCGGCCCCGTATTCGACGCCGCTTTACGCGGTGCCGAATTTCAAAAGCTTGATGGCTGCAAAATCGCTGACATCACCGCCGACACGTTTGGTGGCGTAGAACAGCACATGCGGCTTGGCACTGAACGGATCACGCAGGATGCGCAGGTCGGGGCGCTCAGCCACGGTATAGCCCGCCGCAAAATCACCAAACGCGACTGAAAATGAATCCGTCGCAACATCCGGCATGTCCTCAGCCACCAGTACTGGATAGCCCATCAGGCGTGCAGGCTCGCCCTGCGCCAGACCATCAGACCACAAGAAACGGCCATCGAGATCCTTGAGCTTGCGCACCCGGCCCGCGGTCTTCGAGCTCATGACAAAGCTCGCATTCGCGCGGTACTGGGCCCCCAAAGCGTAGACCAGATCAACCACAGCATCCGCCGTAACCTCGCCGTCAACGCCGGTCGGCACATAGCCCAGATTACCCCAGGCCCAGACGTCATTGTCCACGGCGGCATGCGCCAGCAGACCCTTGGGTTTGTCGATCCCATCACCGTTGATAAACGCCGCCGCCTCAGCCCGCGAAAACTTGTCCGCGATGCGTCCCGCCAGCCAGCCTTCGATGTCAAAAGCGGAATCGTCCAACAGCCGCTGTGACGCTTTGGGCAAGGCGCTCAGCTCGTGCAGTTGCACTGTGATGCGATCAATCTGCGGCGTGTCTGTTTCGCCCACGGCCCCTGCTTCGGTGGCCCAACCAGCGCCAACGTCAGTGTGGTCCACCAGCACATCATAAGATGTTGCCTCGACCTGTACGACCGATGCAATCGCTCGGATCGACGCCGTGGCATTCAATACCGATTTGACCCGGTCCGACGTCTGCGGATCCACCAGATAGCCGCCATCGGAGTTTACCGCCGACGACATGGATTTGCTTTCCATCTCAAGGCCGCGCAACCCGTCATCATCGCCGTTGCGAATATAGGCATTCATCGCTTTTTGATGGGGCGCGCCCGCATCCACAGCACCGCCTAAAGGTGTACGCGCAGGCAAAGTTATTTTTCTGTCCAACATGGTCATTCGCTCTTCTGTTTGTTGCAACTTGGTCGTCATTTCGGCCTGAAAGCCTTTGAAATCCTGAACAAAGCCGGTGACGGCTTCGCGGACTTCCTCAGCGGCTGACGCAGACGCGCCGCGTGTTTTCGTGTTCATCTGATCCATTCACATACCCTTGGTTAAAGTTGGTATTCGGGCCGGGCCTCTACAACTTCAGCTGTGCCCGCGCGTCTTCGAACGCCTCTGCCATTTCGTGCAGCACATCACCCACCGCGACGAAATCACTCTTTGCCGCGACCCGCGCGGTCGGCAGCATGGGAAACGTCACCAGTGACACCTCCCATAAATCCAGCTCGGTCAGCATGCGTTGGCCCGCGTCATTCTTGGCGGCCCGCACCGTGCGATAGCCGATGCTCAACCCGTCAATGGCCCCCGCCGCGACCAAGGCTGCTGCTTCGCGCCCCCGTGCCACACTGTCCAGAATGCGCCCCTTGACCCAAAGGCCCTTGGCGTCTTCGCGCACCTCATCCCACACGCCGATCGGCTGGCTTGGGTCGTGCTGCCACAGCATCTTGATCCGGTGACCCGACTTGGTTCCGGCGGCAAGCGACGCGGCATAGGCACCCTTGCGCACCACGTCCCCGCCTTGATCAGCCGCGCCAAACAGACTGGCATAGCCGCTGATCTCGGTGCCGTCCTCCACGGTGATCCCCCCCCCGAAACGGGCAAACTTATGCTCCAGACCGGTGCCGACTGCCGGCAAAACTCTCTCGTTCCCCGGCGCTTGGCCGGGGTTAAACATGTCATTTTCCATGACCGTCTCCTTTGAAATTCAAATCCCTAGGGCTGCACCACCAAGAACGACTGCACCCCTTGTGCCAGGATAACAGCCACGACACCGTAAACCGTCAGCCACAATCGCCGCTCCAGCCGCGACATCATCTCCTCCAGCCGGTCCAGCCGCTGCAAAAGGTTCTCGTGGTGGATCGCACTCACGCGCTCATGCGCCTGCAACCGCAACCCCGGTGCGCATTCAAACTGATCAAGCCGGATATCCTCACGCATCTGCGGCCACCGCAGGCAGGCCCAACAGGCTGCGCTTCTCTGCCTCGCTCAGGAAATCTGCTCCGGCCACACGGGCCCACTGGGCATCGCGCTCCTGCGCCAATGCTGACACCTGATCGAGATCCGGCTTCAACGCGAGCGTCTCCCCCGAAAAGCCGGACAACCAATGTGCCAAGGCAGCGGTCACACGGGTGGCCAGAGGTAACACAGTCAGCCGGTAAAACGCCCGATGCGCCTCTTGGTAGTTGGCATAGGTCGCATCCCCTGCGATCCCAAGCAGCATGGGTGGCACGCCAAAGGCCAAAGCGATCTCGCGCGCGGCGGCTTCCTTGGTTTTATGAAATTCCATATCCGAGGGGGAGAACCCCATAGGCTTCCAATCAAGCCCCCCTTCCAACAACATCGGCCGCCCCGCATTGCGCGCGCCTTGATGGTTGCTCTCCATCTCCGAAACAAGACGGTCATACTGATCGTCGCTTAGCTTGCCCTGCCCCTCCGCACCCCGATAGACAATCGCCCCGGACGGGCGCGCGGCATTGTCCAGCAACGCCTTGCTCCACCGCGAGGCGGATGTATGCACATCCATCGCCATCGCCGCCGCCTGCATGGGGCTGAACCCATAGTGATCATCCTGAGGGTGAAAATTCTTGATATGACACACTGGCGCGACAGGGCCGCTGGCGTCAAACCTGTGCTTGCGCCCGCCGACCGCATATTCATAGGCAACGGGCCATCCATCAGCGCCGGGTACCACCGACATCCGGTCCGACCGCAATACATGCAGTTCCACCGGCACATCGGCCTCGCCCCCCACGGCTTCGACATACCCGTTCCCTGACAACAGCAACTGCCCGTACAGCGCCTCCAGCAACTCCGCCCGGCCCTGACCGCCATTCGGACGGCTGATCAACGCCATCAAGGGGTGCGTCTCATAGCGGCGATCAGCATCCTGCAGGACCAGGGGCAAAGCCGCCGCAGCTTCCGCAATCAACTTAACCGACCGAAACCCTACCGGATTGCCGCAAAATCCGGCCCGTGTCAGGCTGACCGCATCACGCGGGCTCCACGCCACACGGCCACCGGTCTGATACGCCACTGTGGGGCCAGTCGCCGATGCTTTCTGCTCGGGCAATTCACCCGCCGCCCCGCGCCGTAGAAAATCAAAAACCATATCGCCCCACTCCTGTGCACGCGTCACTGCTGCGCGTCGTCCCAAAATCAAATCACCTGCAAAATCAAATTGCCAATAAACCTTTAACGCCTCTGAAACCGACCGTACGCTGCCCGCCGGCACGCGCCCGCTGCTTCATTTTGCCAAGTAAACTCTCCCCGAAGGGCCGGCCCGCCACGCGCGCGCCCAGTCACAGCAATCGCACCCCCGGTGCCCGCCAATGGGCAGCGGGTTCAATCAACAACTCGTGCAAGGCCCAGACCATCGCGTCCACCCGGTCCGGCGATCCACTGCCCTCATACCCCCGCGCGGTCATCCGACACATCTGATCCTCTAGCGCATCCATCCCCGCCACATGGGCAACCCGCCCCTGTTCATAAAGTGCGGCCACAGGCTCGGCCCGGGCCACCTTGCCCCGCGATGCATGAACCGATTTCAACGGCACCAGTGGATCGATCTGGCGCAGGACTTCGCCCACCATCAACCCGCCTTGGTTGGTCTCGACCACCAACCGATCCGCGCCGTGCTGCTCCATCGCCGAGATCGCGGCGCGCGCCCAACCCGATGGCGTGGCCCCTTGCACCGTGCAATCTGCCAGCACCACAGCCCGCCAGTTTTGTGGCGGCCCATTGGTCTGCGCGCCTACAACCACGATCCCGCATTCATCCGACGCCGATCCGGCGGTCGTGGCCGGATCAACCCCCACGACAATCCGGTCGAACACAGGCAAATCGCACACACGCCCTGCCTCCAGCATCTCTGATGTCCACAGCGCGCCTTCCGCATCGGCCAGCAACACGCCGTCCAACTCTTGCCGTCCCAACCGCGTCCCGCGATAACGCGCCCGTACCTCTTCCAGAAACGAGCCTGCGAGGTTCGCAGCATTCGCCTCGGTTGGCGCGTGCGTCTGTACCGTCGAAGGGGACGCCAAAAGCTTTTTCAGCACCCCCACATTGCGCGGCGTTGTCGTGACACAAACGCGCGGGTCATCCCCCAACCGCAAGGCAAACTGCAGCTGGTCCCACGTCTCTTCGGCTTTTTTCCACTTGGCCAGCTCATCCACCCAGGCCGCATCAAATTGCGGGCCGCGCAACCCTTCAGGGTCATGCGCCGTATGCACCGATGCTACCGCCCCGTTTGGCCAAACCAATCGCTTGCGCATTGCTTCCCAGTCAGGCCGCCGGTCTGCGGGCGAACAGGCCAGAATACCGCTGTCGCCAAAGATCATCACCTCGCGAACCTGTTCAATCGTCTCGCCCACCAGCGCTACGCGCCGGCAGCGTCCTGCGTCCAGGGGCCGCGCGCCTTCGACCTGCGACCGGACCCATTCGGCACCGGCGCGGGTTTTGCCCGCACCACGCCCGCCCAAAATCACCCATGACCGCCAATCGCCCTCTGGCGGCAATTGATGCGGCATCGCCCAAAACTCGAACAAAAAAGGGAGAGCCAAAAGCTCTCCCTCATCCAGTTCATTCAGAAACTGGTCTTGCAGCGCCGCATCGGCGGAGCCTATCCAGCTTGCACCCGATCTCAGCCCGCGCTCGGCCAAGATCAAGGGCATAGCCGCCGCGCGCGATGCCCGCTTGTCTGTTCCTACAGTCAT